ATGACATATTGTTCAACTCCAGGATGATCGTTCAACCATCTTTGAATTTCATCTCCACGACAGTTCATCGTCATATCTAATAGATTCCATGGAGTCTTCCAATCCTCATGAATCGTCTCCTCCCCAAAAATATCAACAAAAAATTGTCTGTCTCTATTACACCTCCAAGTCGACGAAATGACAATTTTGGTATCTGATTTTTCACAACAACATTTCAAAAAAGTAGTCGCGAATGGATCCCAATTCATCCAACCTGTCCTGGCAGATGTCAAGACGCCGTCAATATCTAAGAAGATTATTTTCATCTAAGGGTATTTGATATACATCAGTTTATGATTTTTATCAGTGATCATTCCGCCTTGGTGATCGACAATTTCCCGAAGTTGTTGAAGATTATAAGACCACCATTTAAAATCATATGAATGTTGTTGGTAAATGAAATATTCTCCAATTGGTTCTATTTCAACTTTAGAACCGTCGGGATAAAAAATTGGATTCAATTGGAACATCCGCGTCTCCATTTGATTGGATTCATACAGGAAGTCAATGAATTGTACAAGAGAGTCTGTCATGCTATTTTGCGTGGTGATCGTTTTCGTCGACGAACTTCCTGTCTTTTAGAAGTTCAATGACATGTGCTAATTTATATGGTTTCAAATCGTTTCCATCCATTCCTACGTCCATCATTCTTCCATTTCCGAATTTCAAATCACCTTTCCAATGTTGATGACCATGCAAGTGGAATGATCCTTTTCTTACATGGTTCCAAGACTTGATAGGAAAATGAAATAGAACGAATTGAAATTTTCCAACCTCCAACTCTAAATATTTCTGTCTAGATGCAAAAATTGAATCCATCTTTCCTTTTTCTTGGTGATGGTCGTGGTTGCCAGTAATTAGGTGAATTCTTTTGCAATTCAACTCACCCCTAAATTTCCAAATTTGTTCTTCACCACCGAAACTCCAATCTCCCAAATGAAATAAAATACCATCTTCAGGAACGATTGTGTTGATGTTGTTAACTATTGCCCTATCCATTTGTTCCAACGTATCGAAGTCTCGAGTTGAAAGATTATTACCTTCTATTCGATCCTTATCCACGGACCAACCGCTTACGCCGCGACAGATATTTTTGTGATGGTAGTGAGTGTCTGAAGTGATAAAAATCTTATCAATGTCACTATAATTTATTTTCATGACACAAATATATGCGAATTAGATGAGATCTCCAATTAAATCTCTGTTTTGTGAAAAAATAGGCGTATCGTGATCAACAAACCATTCATCAATATATATCCCCCAACGTTCGACGTCCGAGAATTGTCTCCATGCATTCTCATTTTCTTTAAGACTCTCGAGTTTTACTTTGTCAGTTAAATCTTTCCTAACAGTCTTTTTATAGACGGCTGTTCCTCTTTTCCATGAACTGGGAAGTAAATCCCAATTGATTCCTTTTTGCCAACACATTTCTTGCATTTGATTTCCATTCTTTCCTTGCAATTCGACATGCGAGTATAAAGATTGTGCCAACATTGAAATTGAATTCTTCGTCGCATCTTGCTGGCGCCAAATGAAATAATTGCAAACTTCTTCCTTTGGAATATTAAATGCCCTTGAATCAAAATTGGCGACAATATCACTGATTGGGAAGTAATTTACGATGTCACAAATTGCAATTCTGTATGATTCAACATCAAAATCTTTGGTAAAATGCTCGGAAATTCCCTCGCTTAGATACCGATACAATCTCATTTTATTGAATATTCCAGTGGTCATGCTTGCAGAAATAGATTCCATCTTATTCTGACAGTAGTCGAACCACGCGTCAGTTTGTAAGGTATCGTAATCTGTCAAAAGCAATGAAATTTCGTCACTCTGGACATAACCAAATTTACACCCTTGGATATTTTCACAAAGGTATTTGGTTGTAAGTTGCATATCCTCAACCAAACCTTCATCAAAAGGTTTTTTCAATTTTTTTGTGTATGTATGAAATGCCTTACCATCTATTCTAATAATGACGGGAGTTCGGCGAGTTAGATAATGACGATTGCGTTTTTCGTAATTATCTTTCATTCTATCATCTATACTTTTCATAACTTTTCAAATTTAGGTTTGACTTGATTCCAAATCAATATTGAATAATCTTTGTTATCATACATTGCAAAAAGAATTGCATACCATTTCAATTTTAAAACTATCTCAGCAAATCTTTTTCTATCTAAATCTGACAATCCTTTAAAGTAATTTAAACAAGTTTTTTCAATTAATTTAAATTGATTCTTCAAATTACTTTCGTATTCATGTATTTTATCATAGAACTCATCTGGAACATCATTCAAAATAGTTGAAATTGGTTTTCCATCTCGTAATGCTTCCCAAATTGCAGTCGTTGAAAGATTAGTCATTTGTCTATGTAAGTTGACATAATCTTCGAACTTAATCTTACACCGACTTCCGTTTGAAAATCTTACCACAAATCCTTCAGAGTTTTGCCAATTGAGTTGTTTGATGTTTTTGTAGTCAAGTCCTGAATATTTTTTGACGATATTTAAGACGCTACACCAGTTATTTCCATTGAAAATATCATTTCCATAATGGAAAATACCAGTAAGAATTAAATCAGATTTTGGATATGAAACCACAATTTGTTCAAACCCAATCAATTCAAAACAATATGTTAAATTTGGATATCCTAAAGATACATTGAAAGAGTTCAATACCCAATCATATCTTTCATCCAAAATTCTTCTTGCTTCAATTGCATATTTCGAGGTGAATGAACCCCGACTGTTAACAACCATTTCCCCATTATACCAAAAGACGCCGATGTATTGACCGTCCAACTTCTCGAAAATTTCAAAGTCATCTGTTGGCGTATGTCGGTTTTCTTCAATATTGAAAAATTTTGGAAATCCTCTTGAAACGATATTACCATCTAAATCAGTAACCAATCCCCGACATATCAAAGTAATCCCATCCCAAAACTGTTCGTATTGAGTTTTAGGTGTGTAGTTCCAGATTACCAATGGGAGAGTCGGGTGGAATTGGTTCATCAACCAACCTTCTTCCTTGTATCGATTTAAAGTTTCGATATTCATAGCAACGGTTGAAGATTTTTCCAGAACTCATCAAATTCTTCTTGGTTTTGCGGAATATGTGAGTGGAAGTATTTTTCTGTCGTAAATGCACCATGGTTGAAATCCACGACTACAACATTTGGATACGGAGATACAAGTACTATCAAAGATCCAGCCCTTAGCCTGTAATGTGGCGGTTGGTTGTCATCCCAGCGAAACCCTAAAACCTGATTGAGATATTTACAAAACCAGTCACCGTGTGAATATGGTTTTGGTTGAAAATTCTCAGATTTCAACAAATTGTCAATATATTCTGTGGATTTCATCTCAATAGTTGAGTTTGTTCTGTGACCCAATTTTGTGCCTCTTTAAAAGTTTGGGCACAGTGAATGAAATAAAAATCAACTTTCCCGGGATGGAATTTGATTCTGAGAGACGGCAGTATGTAATACATTTTCAAAATGTTATCAAATCTTCCATGAAAAAATCAATATCTTGTGCCTGCAAAACAGGTCTCAGATAATTAAACCCATCTTCTGTAAATCCAGAAACACCACATTTTCCTAATTCACCCATCCAAACATTTTCCTTCCAATAATTGACCAATTCCTTTGCAATCCCCTGTTTTCTATAATTTTTATCAACACTCACATATGAAATAAAATGGCGATGGCCTTGAAATGTGGCCTTATCATATTTCACGATGGAATATTGCAATATTCAGACGGCCGCATCTTCAATAATTTTACAGATGTATATGTTATCTCTCCAAAACTCATTATCAATGTGAAAATATTTTATTCTATCTTCGACATCTTTGACTTTTGTTTTGAAAATATCATAATCTTCAAATCCGAGCCATTCCAACAATTCGTCCGTGTAGAAATGTTTTATCATGGCACAAAAGTAAATTGATTATTTGAAGTCTCAAAATTTATTTCCCATATTTTTCCAACCACTCCCTTAATTTTGGATATAGAGATGGTTTTTTGATTACAATTCTACCATATCTTTCAGTTTTATAAGAGTGATGCTGACGAAGTTCCTTAAATAAATCCTCCGTAAACGACCAAAGAACATCAAATTTACGAGTCGTTTTAAATCTAGGAAGATTACAAAGATAATCACAAAACTTCGGACAATGATATGCAATACAAGCATAAATTTGACTTTTGGAAGTCAAATATCGCTTGTGGTTATCGTCCAATTCTTTTATGAGTTCATCAATTCCAGTTTGCATTCTTTCTGGTATTTTATGTATTCCTCAATCTTGGGGGGAACATGTTCATAATACTTTGAGTTTGAAGAATGGAAACCACCCGGGTAATACGCCATTTTTCCAATGTACTAAAACAAGGTGGTTTATATTTAACAGTTCGGGACACTGTAAGTATTTTCCATCTCCAACATATTTCCCAGACAATAGTTTATCAGTTGGATTGCAACTTATCACTTTTCCACGGAATTCACCGTATTGAACAGTCTTTCCCTTAAGAGTAGAGAACCGGTACAATCGCCCTTTGAGACAATTTTTTGATACTGGCATTTTTTCATTTGTAAAAGGATCGCCAGACTTGCCCTCAAAGGTAACAAATCTGTACCTTTCAGAGACGCCTTTATAGTAGTATATCGTTTTTGTCGATGACATATAATTCTTTTTTGGATAGACGGAGGATTGATTTTCCATCAAATATCTTTTTTAAGGATTTCATGTTGGTATCAGCAAGGACTTCGATGTCAAATCCGATACGTTTCGCCAATTCAAATACAGGCAAGTGTTCTGCATTTTGAAACACCCACTCCCCCAAGTCAATGGCGGACTCGAGTTTCAAACTCCGATACGTTTCTATAGATATGGGATCTCCGTTTAATCTAATCTGACCTGATTTGATTCTTGACTTAATTTCAGACGATGGTGGAAATTTCATCTTTTGTTGAAGTTAATGATTTCATGAAATATTCTATCGACTTTACATTCCCGCTCGTATTGCAATCTAGGATCGCTGCATGGGTCACTATGCCCATCCCAATTTGAAATCATCTGTTGGAGTGTTTCAATTGAACTTTATTAAACAATGCCACAAAGTTAAGCGACTTCAAAACAACTTCCAAATTTTTTCTTTATTTATTTTCAGAATTTCTTCCTATGTGATATCCGTCGCACCATGGACATTTATAATTTGAGTAATGAGTGTCATTTTTCTCCATCATTTTCTTAGCAGATTTGATAGCAGTTTCTTTGGTATTATATGTGACTTTTTGGATTTCCATGCTGTTCACGGGTGATATTATGATTTTTGAATAAGTGAATGCCTATCCAACCACTCTTATCTATCCCGTTACATTTACATTTCCAATCACAATATTGACAAAACCAAAAATCACAATCAATGTCGGGTTTATCAATAATTTCCCAATCCGACCAATCAAAGTCCTTATTCAATATATTTTTTGAATATGAACTCAAATGACCACCGAGATTATTCTGATCTCCTATAATTTTTCCGTCAATCAAACACCTAGCTACTTTGCTTGGGTCATTTTTCAATTTAGGAGAACGTTTGGTATTATATTCTGAATCAGAGAATTTACATTGATTTGAGCAATAAATTCTTTTGTGTGGGATTGTTTTTTTACAAATTTTACACTCTTTCATATTTCCTTCTTTTGCTGTAAAATAAGTAAATTCTCTGACATTTCCAAATAAAAAAAGGTCGATTCTTTTGGAACCGACCTTTAATTAATCCATCTTGCCTAACTGTTAAAGAGTATTCAATCCTTCTACGTAGATTTTGCCAAAATATTCTGGCCTCAAAAGTCCCTTCGCATAACGAGTCATTACCCCTTTTCGTGGTGTGAAGTTGTCAGGGTCAAGCACAACCGGAGTCATCATCAATGGAATGTATGGCGAGTAGAACGCACCCGTTTCAAGCCATTGACTACCTCTATAACCCATCAGAATCGCATTTTCCTTCATATATGGGTTCTTGTAAACTTGGAACCTGTTGTTCAATGCTCCAATTTTCTGAACGCCCATTCCGAATTTTGCTTGGTTACCATCAGTGTCTGCGGCATAACCTGGAATACTTTCCAGGATTGTTGCAACCAACGGAGAACATACCAAGAAGTTCGCCCCACCTCTTACAGTGGATTGGTGAATCCTGTTGCTCATCTTCTGAATTTTAGTTCCAATCGTCTGGAACCATGTTCCCTGCGTGTATGCTGTTAAGTTAGCAGTGATTGCTGCAAAACTTGAACCGTTGTACTCATAACCAATTCTTGTTGACCAGTAATCTGTAAATGCTGCTCCTTGGATCAACATATCCAAAATTTCAAGGTCAATTTCCTGACTGATATACTCTCCCAAAATACCAGTCAATTCTGCTTCTGCATCAATGTTCTGGTATGCGTTCAAGTCTTGCGCGAATTCCGGAGTCCATTTTGCTTTCAACTTTCGAGTTTTAGCAACGATTGGATCTGATCTTAATTCTAGGCTCAATTCAGGAATGTCAAGAGCAGTATCAACGCCAGTACCTGCTTGAGTTTTACCAGCTTCAAAATCACCACGCGTTGTATCGGTTGGTTGTTTGTGATAGTTGACTACCAGAGTCTGTGACGCAGTAGCCATCGCAGCACCCGAAACGATGAATTGAATCGTTCCGTCGTTTTTATTGTATTTGGTAAACTCTTGGTAAATGTCATATACCAATGTACCAGTACCATTGCTCAGTGTAAATGCTCTAACACCTTTCAAATCAGGGTTAGTCAATGATGCAGTTGAAATTAGAATTTTGTGAATTCTACTTCCACCAACCAACAGTGATTGGCTAAACTCAGAATTGAAATTGTAGTCAGTCGCACTTAATGATGCAGAAACCCAGTTTGTTGAACTTACGGAACCGCCATTGCTTGAAATAGCTGAACTTGAGTAGTCATTGATCGTATAACCAAATCTAGCAGGCCCATACAAACCTTCAGTTGGTGTTGCCCAACCATACGCGGCGCCACCAGCAGAGGCTTTGTTTGGATCTGTAATACCAAACAAACTGTCGTCTTGAAAATCTTTACCAGTGCCGGTGTTAAAACCGGGCTGCCCGTTTCCATATTTGATATCCAACCAGAAAACAAGTCCTGATGGCAAATTCATCGGCTGGACACTTACGAAATCTTTCGCAGAAATTTCTGCAAAAATACGCCTAATCAATGGAAGTGCGATACCTGCCCACTCTTCAGATCCAGCAACGGTTCCGGTTTGGTTCGCCTCGGTTACCAGTTGTCTAGCTTGGTTTTCAAGCAGTTGGGCCATGTTTCCTTTTTCAGGGCCCCTAAGTCCCTCTAACAGGCCAGTTCGTTCCCATTTTTTTGTCAATGCCATTGCAGCTTTACGCTGGTTCATATAGGCATCTTTTGGCAATAAATCTTGAATATTCACTTATTCATTTCTCCTATTCTTTTTTAGAAATTGTCAGGATTTTTAATACCAGCCAGTTGTTGGAATCTATCCACCATTGTGTTGGTATTCAAAACGCCTTCGTTTAATGTATTTTTTCGTACTTTCGCTGGATTCACTTGCTTGACGGATTTTGAAGACATTCCTCTATTTTCCTTCAAAGCCTTTTTGTTGAAACTTTCAACGATCGTAGTGTAGACCAATTTAACTTCTCGAACTGTGTTGGCTCGATCAAAACTTTCAAGAATTCTAACTTGTTGGTTTTCATTCAACTCAAACTGTCTTAGAGTTTTTGTGGTGTACATTAATTTTGCATTAAGAAGATTTACTTCGTTGAGTGTCTGCTTGTAAGTTGTAATCGCTCTCAAGCTTTCGTTCAACTTTGATTTTAACCCCTTCATTTCTTTTCGAAGACGTCGATTTTCCAAGTGAAGATTTCTATCTGATGAACTTGGTTCGGGCTCCGTGAAAACTTCTCCATCTTCGTGGTTCGGTCCGTTCAAATCTCCCAAATTATCAATTTCTTTCAATATTGATTCAACCATTTCATCTTCCCAATCTTCACCTTCAGCAAACATCTCATCCTCATCATCCATGCCTTCCATCATGTCATCTTCAAATTCTTCTTCACCCTCGTCGATTGGATCCGAGAAGTCATCTGCTGTGTATTCCTCTTCCATATGGAATTCATCTTCTTCTGCGCCATCAAGTTCGCGAATCAATGCCTCAAGTTCCAAATCATCTTCTCCACCTTCTTCTGCAGCAGGCTCTTCGGTGGGCTCGTCTTCAAATGACCCGAATCCCATATCTCCATCTTCTTCTCCCTCTTCACCATAGTTGATGTCAATATCAACTTCTCCTTCGGGTGTTTCAAATTCTTCTTCGCCTTCTTCTTCCATGATTTTATTGGAAATCATTCTTTGAAGAGTTGGTTGGAATGTTTCTTCTAATGCAGTTTTTGCATTTGCCAGAGCCGCCGCTTTAACTGTTTTGGCATTGGCAATTGCTTCTTTTAATAAATCAGCCATCTATTGTTTCTCCATTATTTGGCATATTCAAGACTATTAGGAGTCTATGATATAAATGAATTCTGTTTGTATAGATGAATATTCAATTCATCATTTTCAATATAACTATCTTTGTTGAATTGAAAACGTTTTTACTTAATATTTTTGAAAGTTTCTTTTATTGCCAGTGCAACTTTCTCGTCGGCCTCTTTCAATATATTGATTACCTTCATACTCAATTGTTGTTGAATTTGAGTAAAAAACTTTTGAAGTTCTCCAGTTATTTCTGGGGCATCTGTATTTTGATTCGCCCCAATTTCGTATGCTTGTATTAGTTTAGCAATTTCTTTTGGGAGTGGTCCTACCGACAATGTCTTTTTTTCGCCACCACCATATATTGCAATCTCAATTAACGCCTTTCCATCTTTATCGGGTTTTACCTGAACACCATTATTGAATCCACCATTCACATATTTCATTTCAAACTTCAGACGATCGTCTTTCTTTTGTGCAGGTGCTTTTTTCTTTGGTGGTGCCGCCGGCTTTTGCTCCGGAGGAGGTTGCTTTTCCATACCCTTTTGAGATGGTATAGGTTTTTTGCTTTGCTCTGGTGTTGGTGGTTGCATTGGTTTGTCAGGCATTATTTTACCTTACTTTGTTTATACTTTGCTATTTCAAGTCGTTTTCTTTTTTGATCAGAGGGCTTGACATAAAATTTTTCTTCGTAACAACTTTCTATAATCGAGTTGTCTTTGAGTAACTTCTTCCAGTTTCGAATTGCGTAGTCGATGCCCACATTCTGAGTTGAACTCGACATTGGTCTACCCGGTACTGTGCATTGAAATTTCTTTGATTCTAAGTGCATTATAAATTTGGTATATTGTATTTTTGAGTTGAGTTTATTTTCTTGATAAATGAATTTATTTTATTCTTAACCACACTCGCATCTTTTACAACATCAGATTCTTTAATTTTCTTATTTTTCACACCGGCCCGAGCCGACGTAGTTCGATATTTTGCTTTTGGGTCGGCCAAAGACCGACCAGGGTCTACTTCAATTTCCGCAGTTGCCAATATAAACCAAGACCCATCGTCTCCCATATAATCTTTCTGTATATTGATATAGAATCTATCTGTCTTGGTTTGTTTTTTCATTAATAATTTTTTATCAGAATACTCAGAGATGGAAAAACCATTATCAGAAAAATGTTTTTTTATATTCTCCAATTCATTATTTTCGATTTCCTCCCGAATCATCTTTCTAAGATAATTTTCAAGTAATTTCTTTTTAGTTACCATTTTTGTTTCCACCATTGATATTTTTAAATGTTTCAGATAATTTTCAAGTAATTTCTTTTTAGACATCATAGTATTTTCCTAATTTAGTTCCAATACTTTCATAGAGCGATTCAAGACGCTGTTGTAACTGTGTCATTTCCATGCAAGTTTTTTCAAACATCTTATAATCTCCCTTCAATTCTTTCAAGTCTTTGTTGACCGAAATATTATCAAACCAACCATCAGTTTCTTTAAGTGTAAATGCTTCCGATGTTTCGATGATTTGCCCGATTTGTTGTGAAATTTCCTTCAATTTTTTTGAACGGTAAATCTCATTTTTGAAATTCCCATATTGCTTCAATGATTCTAAGAAGGCTTTTCTTTCTTCCTTTGAGTAATTGATTTCATTTTCCATCAAATATTTTTTTCTCATTGTATTTCCTTTACTTTATGCAACAAACACCAGAAATATCACAGATGATCGATTGCATTATACCATTTGCTTTTTGATATGGATTTGACTGTCTTTGATAGTTCTCATGAACAGTATTTTTAAATGATGGTTGGACCGTTTTAAAGTACGCATCGTGAGTTGACGGATCTGAAACTGCATCCCAACAGACTAATTCAAAATCATCTTCTACTTCTACCAAATCGGGATCGTCTGCTTCATAAAGCTGCTTGACAGAACCCAACCCGCGACTTGAAATCCCTGGCACATATCCTGCCAAAAGAATTTCTTTTAAGATGTTTCCGGATGGAGTATGCAATATCTCAACGTCTCCAAGCATATCATTTCCTCTCCATCGGTAGTCCATCACTCCAAGACAAGCATTTCTTAGGTTGACAATGTTTGATTCTGGATGATCCAATTCGCCGATAATACCACGATTGCCCAATTTACGGACGCCTTCAATTAATTTTGAAGTCTCGCGCTCTAGAATTGGTCTACTGTAGATCCTTCTATTTTTATTTGGAGTATCTGCTCGTTGAATAATCATATTTTCTATGATCATCCTACCATTGTTTTTAGAAACGGATTCCCGAAGAATAGATGGTTCTATTTTAATTGGTAAGGTTTCAATTAGGAGTTGTTTCATTAATTATCCAAATATTTTTTATTCTTAGGCTTAGGTCTCGGAGCATTTGCTTGACTTAGTTGAACTGCTCTTTGATAGATTTTTGATGCAAGTTTACCATCAGTAATTCCGTTGTCTCTGAAAAACTCAACAGCAGATGTATTTGCTCTCCAATTAGGAAGATCCTCCACCTCTCCACCTAAATAATCCAATAGATTTGTGGCTTGATGTTCTATCTCATCTTCTGATGTTAGTTCATTTAGTTTACCGTCATTTTTCTTTCCTACATATCTGACGTTGGATTTAGGAACATTTGTCAACTGTTTTCCATCTTGGAATTCTATTGTCAAATACGATCCATCGTCATTAATGACTTTTGCAAGTTTTTCATTATATTTTTGAAGAGATTGTCTATCTTTTGGAGCCATGAATGAGACTTCATGATTTGATTCTTTCAATCTAACTTTTCTGATTTCTTCTCTAATTAGTTTTCTTAATTTTTCTATGTTTTTCATGAATTAAACTCCACAATCTTATTTGATAGTCTATTTAGCCTTTCTTTGATTTTCAAAAAACTTCCAACCGTACCTTTCCAAAATACCGTTTGATCTGAACCACTTTCAGTTTTTAACTTCGCAGCGTGATTGATCATCTGTTCAACTTCCCGCAATTTCTTATTAATTTCTAGGATATTTGAGTTGATTTTCTGTGTCGTGGTTTTCGATGGATCTGATTTATAGTCGTTATAATTGATTTCAGTAATAGTTCCCTGCAATCTGTTATAACTATCCTCGATCTTCTTATAAAACCTTTCAGTATGCATTACCGGTTCTGAATAAGAAACGTCGTCAGGATCTTTAACTTTCTTAGAAAATGCAAATGGAGTTTTTTGAGGGCCTGCTCCACCATCTAGATTCGACGTGACGTTTTCTTCAGTCAAATCTACTTCATCTTCCCAATGATTCGTGTTTTCATCAAGACGTTGCAACAGATTTTGAAGTGAACTGTTCATTTCATTTAATCCTATACCTTGTAATTGATTTTTTGCCAAATTTAAAAACTTGAAAAACCCCGGGTGTAATATTCCAGGATTTAAATTATAGATTTGCTCTACGTTCACCCATTTTGCAGAACTTACTTCAACGCTACCATCCACCGTTTTTTTGCCAATCGTTGTTGGTTTAAATTCGTCAGAAACCAATCCGATGAAGTTGAAAAAGGTTATTCCATCTTTTTGATTTTTGGTTGGATATGACTTGATCAGTCGAACTTTTCCTCTGTATCCGGATTCTTCTCGAAATTCACGAACGGCTGTTTGAATTGGGCTTTCTCCATCTTGGCTACCTCCGCCAAAGTTTGTCCAAACGTTTGGGTTAGAAATTTGAGGGCCACGCTTTGATATGAGAAATCTCTTTGTGGATGGGCAATATGGTAAGACTCCAGCAGCAAATTTCACTTATCCAATTCCTGTATTAATTCGTAATACTTTAACATCGCACTCAAATGTTCATCTTTGATTTGTGGAGAATTTATAATAGTCTGAGCAAGATCAATTGTTTCATTAAGTTTGATTTTTGTGATTTGGTCTGTTATTCTATTATTTAAACTTCCCAACTTTGAAATAATATATGATGCTTCCGATAGCACATAATTTTTGAATTCAGGGGATGATACATCCTCGTTGATATACCTTGCTAGTAGAGTTTTTTGTTTTCCGTTTAATCCCTTATATTGGTCATTGAATTTTTCTATTAAAATTCGAAAAGCAAGTTTTTGAACATCCTTATCTTGTTGACGCCATTCTCTTTCAACCTCTTCTTCTATGACGTGTTGCTTTTTGCCGGTCAAGTGCTCAAGTACCAATGTTTTTGCAGTCAAATATTCGTCGGGATTGACATTGTCGTGGTAATACTCAAACAACTTAAATGCAGATGCTGTCAGTTTGTAATTTGAAGTTCTGGTTTCGAAAAAAGTCTTCAAATCATAGCATTTTTTCAAATGCTTAATGAGGTTGTACTTTTCAAATTCCAATTTTTTTAAATCCAGTCGTTGTCTAGATTCTAAAGTCAGTCTCATCAATTCATTGCTATCATTTTTTGTTTCTCGACACAGTGTTTGATAGTATGATAGTTCTTTGATTAGTTCTGAATTTTTGTTAAAATGCTTTTTAATGATTGAAATTGCAACCGGTCGTCTGTCACCATTCATGACTTCATACATGACATTCTTGGTAAGAATTTCATATAACAATCCAGTATTTCTTAATTTACTGTGCTTCAGTTTCTTCATGTATTATATTACCCACGAAAATTTTAATTTATATCAGTTTCATCGAAAAGCAATCCATCATCTAGCATTGAAATATCTACACTCTCAGTCAAACTTTGTTTGATATCGCGTTTCTTATATTTATCCAATTTTTTTATAAATCTTTGATAGGACTCTTTTGGCATTTCCATTTTGTCGTTTTCTCTTCTGCCGGCCGGGTCGCGACCAAAATCTTGATCCCGTTTGGTTTCAAACGACGATTTGTATTGTGGGGGTTTACCTTGATTTTCCTCTCGTTCATCTGGAGTATATAGTTGTTTCATTGACTCGGAATTTGAACCATCCATCATTTTGCTCGAAACCTGCATCGTTGCAATATCCCACGGCGTACCAAAACTCTTACCAGTTAGTTTTGGATCATTTCCTTCATCCACAATTTGATTTATTCTGAATTTATTCTTGGCATCTTCTATTGCACGGTCTCTATCAGCCTTCCATTCATCCTCACTCATCCCAAATATATTTTCGTATATATACTTATCACTGAATAAGTTGTCCTCCTTGATACTTTTTGCCAAATCCACTTTCGCCGTCATGACGTCAGTCTTTTGCCTTTCGAAAACCAAGCTTGGATTAGTTAGATATATTTCAAAATTTAACAACTCATCGTCTTTGAATCCTTGAACTTTAAGGTGAATTATTGCAATTTTATACAACTCGGAAACAAAGATTTTTTGTAATCTTTCTATCGTTCTTGCAAAACGAATATCCAAACTAGCCAAATTTGCCTTGCCCGAACTACTTTCTAAGCCATACCCAAGAAAGTCTTTAGGAATCTTTAAAGATGCAAGTAATTTATCTTTGAAATACTCAACATCTTCCTTCATACCCTCATTTTGCAAACCCGGCAATGTATCTATCTTAGTACCCGATTGATCACCACGGACCGGAAGAAAATAATCCTCCATCATTGTAGTTAGGTTGTATCTAAGGTTATACTCACCAGTTGCTTGGTCGATGTATGGGACTTTTTTCATCTCAGTTGCTATTTGTTCTATATGAGCGTCAATTTCTTCCGGAGCAATATTACCAACATCGATATAATGAATTCTTCTTTCTGGCGCTCGCATTATTCTAGATATCAACATTGCATCTTCCATCAACGTCATCATTTTATAAACCTTTTTCCCAGGCTCTATGACCGATCTACCATATGGAAGAAAGTTGGTATCAGTCAACATTCGAAAATGCGCAATTTCATATTCTTCGAAGATATTGTGCCCTGAATAAAAACCCACATCCCCCTCATACTTAAACCTAACTAGTTCCGGATCTTCTCTGGTTCCTTCTTCTCGAATCATTAATGATGGGTGAATTGGCATGACATTGATAATACCATATTCCTCTGCAATTTGCAAATATAGAAAGAAGTCTCCGTATTTACACATCGTTCTAATCCAAGACCATAGATTGAATTCTATGTTCATTACGTCGTAGAAAAGATTGTGTAGTATTTTTTTTACTCTGGCATTATCAGTCTTAATTTTCAGCAATTGCCCGTCTATATCAACCGTGGTTGCTTCCTCCGCGAAGATATCAAGCGCGCTAGAAACGATTGCATCTGTGTCCATCAATTCGTAATCCAAATACATTTGCCTACGGATTGCTTCTATTTCTTCATTAGTGAACCCAGAGCCGTATCCGGATACTGAATTAAACGATCTACCATTCCGCCACTTTGCCCTATTAGAATAGGTTGTGGGAGAACCAATACTTTGACTCTTACTTATATCGTACGTTTTCACCCTTCCGCCTGGTAGGGCTTTAATTACGACATTTCTTGAAAATAATTTTTTTAGTGTATTTCTAATTTCTGACATCTATCGTAAATTTATAACAACCATCTTAATGACTCCTTGTTTCCACTCTTACCAGTATTCATTTCCCAATAAGTCTCTCCGATCGGCTTTGATTTAAATACAGTTTTGTGCGTTTTAACCAACGTATTTTTGATTAACTCAATTCCCATCTGTCTCATTTTAAGGGCCGTATCTCGAATATAAAAAGCCATCGCCAAAGACATAACTAAATCATCATTATATCCTCTCTGAGCTTGTGGTTTTCCATCCATCCAAACAAATACTCGAAGTTCATTGATGAGTCGTTGCGAATAAATGATAGGCGTTTTTTCTCGGAAGTACATCTCTAACTTTGAAACATAAACAGGGCGGTTTCTAGAAGTTGTTGTCAGTCCAGGAACCATATCCTCTTTGTTTTTCAAATCATAGTTTTTTCTGAGATGAATATTTTCATCCAAATATGGATCGTTCTTATAACTATAATATAAATTCCGATATCCTAAGTCGATTGCCACCTGTATCGTCGACCAACCTATATTTCTATTATCAATTACCAATAATGCTTGATTGTATTCAGTCGCTATAGATACAAGAGTTCTACCAAAGGCTTGAGTATCAATTTTTCCTTTATATTCTGCAACTATTTCGACGCTTTCAACCTCCATGACTACACATCCGGAGTAATCTTCTCCATCTCCCCTGGATGGGTCGGCAACAACGACATAACTTTTGTTGAAATCTGGATATTTCCAAATCCATAGATCTCCACCAATGCCTCGTTTTTCTATAGGATCTATGCACTTCTCTTCATAGAATTGAAGTAGTTCAGCTTCAATGACAGTGTGGCCCGATGACAAGAAATTAGCGTCACATTCTTGAGAAGCAAGTCGCTTACCAAGCAGTGCGTCTTGTTGATCTCTCCATGTTTGATCCCTATCCGGATGAAGATACCATGGCAACAATATTGGATTAAATGCCTCCAGTCCATCACTACTTACGCCTTCTTGGGCTTGTTGCCAAATTTGGTGGAACTTATTACCTACACCATTTGGAGTTGATAGCAATATTGCTGCTCCACCAGTTGCTAGAGTCATTTGCGCGGATGCCCAAATTTCTTCAGCAAAATCAACAAATGCGAATTCGTCGATAATTAAAAGTGATAGCGCCTCACTCCGGGCTGAATCCGGACTACTAGAAACTGCCTTAATTTCGGATCCGTTTGAAAAGGAAAGTGCTAACTTGTTGTTGTTGACAATGGTAATACCCTGTTTTAAAAAGGTAGGCAAAAGTTCAAACATTATCTGAACTTTTTGTACAAGGTTTTTCGCCACATCTTGTTTGGTGGCCACCACTAGAATTTTGAAGTCGTTGTTGAACAACATATTATGCAAAGAGTACATCGCACATAAAGTGGATATACCCATCTGCCTAGACTTCAATATGATATTGAATCTATGGTCTTTTAGTTCACGCAGCGTATCTTCTTGAAACTTGTATAGATCAAAATTGATCTTACCGCGGATTGGGTGTTGAATCTTACAATATTTCTTAGAAAAATATGTAATATCAACAGCACTTTTCAAGAACTCATCTTGAACTAACTGCCTTAAATTGACTTGTTGGTTACTCAGATGCTACACCTCCAACTTCAAATTTTGCAAACGTTTTTTCTTTAAATGATTTATATTGCTCGTCAATATATTTTTTAAATGACTCAGGATCTTGAAATGACCACGTTTCAACTGGATCTCCATGTTCATCTCCAGCAATTTTAATTTTCATCATTTCTTCCTTCAATATCTCAACTTCAGTGTCTGCCTGTTTAAAAAACGCTTCGGCGTTGGCTCTCATTTTTTTAACAGCATACTCATTAAATTTTCCTTGAATTTTCAATTTGGTTTCCATTGAAATTAAGCAATCCTCACACATTCCCATCAATTTTCTAAATTTCAAATCAAGTCTTGATGGGTTTAAACATGTGCAGACTTCTTTTTGACAATTTGGAAATGAATTCAAATATTCATGTATTTTTTTGAGTTCAGAGGCAACATCTGGATGATAGTAATGCTTTATTCTATATCCATTTTTTTGCTCCCACCAACAAATATTTTCTCCGGTAGAATCAACCTCTTCCCACACTTCTCCGACTTCCCTAATCTTGTTCTTATCTGATTGGAATTGGCTATCAGAAAATCCAAATGTTTTATTTGTTTGTCGCTTGTGCGTTCCTTGGAGCATTTCTCCAAGTGCTTTAATATTTTTAAGTTTGCTCATTTATATTGCGAATATTTAGCAAAAACTTGTTCTACTGCTTTTTGTAAATCTGCTTCAATTTGAATGCAAACTTTATTTGGGACTTGATATAGTGATTTTAATGGCATTGTATTAGGTTTGCAATATTGAATCATAAATAATGGAACCTTGTATCCATTATCGCCCATGGTTTCACCCATTTCTTTTTCTTTATCAACCCAGAACAATACATTTTTATCCATCTGTTCATTAAGTTTTTTCTTCTTAGTTTCAAAAAGACTTTTTAATTTCATTAGTATTCCTTTATTTTTTTAAAAATTGGAAAATATTTCAAACCCATCATATAATGAGAAAATTCAATTCCTTCAAAATCTTTAATATTTAATCTTGGCATTGAAATATGTGACCAACCATCTTCTTCTTTAAGTTCAAATTGATAGAATGATGATTTCACAGGTTCCATGATATCTTCTTTTTTGAACTTGAAAAATTTCTTCAAGATCTTTCTGGCTCATTGTTGTTGTGATTGAATTTTAACGTTTTGAATGAAATCTTCAAATCTTTCCTCTGGTATTCCAAGAAGATTTGCGAAATGAAGAATCGCTTTGTATTTGTCAGTTGGCAGTTGAATCTCCTGTATCATTTTCATAAACTGTGGATTGCTTCTCAACCTGTCCATTAGCAGCAATGCATTTGCAGATGCCGACGCCTTTGG